TCACTCCTGATCAAATTCCATTTCAGCAATTCCGTCATTGAACATTTCAATAAAATTGTTTTCGTCCATAAAATCTATCCATTTTTCTTTACCATTGTATTTAGGTACTCCAACATGAGGACGAATTTGATTGTATGCACTTAGCGATACTTGTTTCCATGAGTCATTAACACTTTTTTCTAGTTTTGCATCATTCCAACGTTTTGCTGGTTGTCTTTTTTTATTTTTAGCTTTTTCATTCTCTAAAGCTTTCTCAATAAACATTTTATATCCGTCAGCGTTTTCTTCTAAGTATTTTTTGAATTCTGGATAAAGCATGTAAATCTTTCCTTTCTCGAATGTATGTTCTTTTTTAGTTAAAAAATATATTGTTGGAATTGGCTCCAACGAGGTAGTTGGTCATGAATTGTTTAACAAATGGTTCGTATCTCAATTCGATTTCGTAGCTCTCTAAAAAATTTACATAATTAAATGAACTAGGCTCAAAGTCCGGATTGTTTACTGTTACTTCAAGCATCTTCTCAATCATAAATTCTTCTGCTTCGTTTTCCATTTTTGAATGAAGTGCAAAAGTCTTTTTGTAAAGTACATAATTATTTTTATGTTTAGCTGCATGGCCTAATTCATGAAGTAATCTCAGCGTTTTGACATGATCAGATAGCCGAGCATCCAACACAATCGTATTCATTATAGCTATATACCTAGCATCAGAATCGAGCCTTGGCGTTTCTATAATAGTGACGCCAAGCTCGTCTATAATCTCATTTACTTCATTATTCAAATCCAAAGAAATCACCTATTTAGTATCAGAATTATTCTCAAGATATGCTTCGATTATACCAGTTAAAACTTTACGGTCATGTTCAGTTAAAGGCTTACCATCGCAACTCATGACTGATTCAAGAGCTTCTTCAACAGTGAACTGAGGTTTCTTAGATAGACCTGCTGTGGGGTTATCGGTTCTTCCTAGCAAATAATCGGTGGATACTTGGAAATAGTCTGCTACTTTCAATAAATTAGTGCCTTTGGGGATATTCTTTTTCCAAGAATACAACGAGTTTTTACCAATTCCGATCTTTTCCTCTAAATCATTTACAGACATCCCTTGTTTCTCACAAAGTAATTTTAACCTGTCAAACGCCGTCATATTAAAGATCCTCCAGTATCGCTTCAAACACAGTTAAAACTAGATGTAAAAACAAACGAAAAACTTATTGACAATTAAAACTAGATTTAATATACTGTGTTCGTAAGCTAATTTAATAAGCCAACAAGCAATAAGAAACATGCCCATTTTAAATTAAACAATTCGACGTCGCCAAACTAAGAATGTTGATTTAATAGGGATAATTCTGTGCTTATTTAGCTATGCCTCTATATTAAAACTAGTTTTAATAAATGTCAACGATAATTATCGAATTAAATTAGCTTACAAATTATATGAGAAAGGAGATTTAATAATATGTCACAAGATTTTATTTTAAAGGTCAGAATCCAATTAGCTAAGTATAACAAGACGCAGAATTGGTTGGCGGATACTATCGGGATTTCCAGAGCGTACATGTCCGATATCATGAATGGCAAAAGGAAACCAGATAAACAAGTTAAGCCGATTGAAGAGGCACTAAGTGCATTGAAAGAGGGGGAAGATTGATGAAGATACGTGTTCCTGATGATGTCGTTGCAGATCAGATTATTCCTCAGTTTGTTCAAATAGCAGTCTCTGAATTTGAAAAGAGGATGACGATGCTGACAAAGACCATGGAACTACCACCATACCCGAATAAGACTGAAGTCAAAACTATTTTAGGTATGGGGGACGACATGCTAAAAGATTGGATTGCAGATGGACTTCCAGTTATTCCTTGGAGTAAAAAAGAAGATCGATTTGATCGTGATGATATTAGAGCGCACATAAACAATATGAAGATTTAGGGGTGTCACAGCATGACATATACCTATTCCCAGGAACTATTAATCAACACTCTAGCGAAAGAAAAAGTTCGCGACCTGCAACAGGAGCTTTACGGCAAAGGCAGTGTAATAAGCGACAGACAGCGAGAAGCGCTGATTCGTGAATGCAGACAGTATCAAGAGCTGCTCTATCAAAACCGATTGAATCGGCAAATAGAAGTGAGGTGAGAAGGATGTGGTTAAAAAAGACAAAAAAAGATTAGCATTAACATCGGTATTAACGCTAATCATAACTTTTTTTATAGATAAACTATTCTATTTTAGTAATACAGATTTTTTAATAGTGTACTTGCTTATTTATATGGTGGTAAATCTACATTTGTCAGAGTAAATTTTTTATCCAATTAAAAATATCGGTACCAAAGTATTTGATTATTAAACCAAAGATTATTGTGATTAACGAGAATACTCTTGATGCAATCTCATCTAGAGATAATCCAAACCAAGCTAGTATTTTACTAGGCATAAGAAATATTTCTTTTAAAGGAGCAATTGGATTGAAACAGGATTTAATTCGATAGATATGTTCGTTATATGCGGTAATTAGATCGCTAGACAATTCACTGTAATTTGTAATAATTCGGCGAGCATCATATTTAGTGCTGAATCCGGAAGAATATGAACTAGGTAGTAATTCTCTTAACCTTGGCATCTCACTCATAAGATTTTTCAAAATTATTCTACGAGCATCTTCTTCGAATTCGCCGTCATACCTTATATCTACAGCGTTTCGACGCTCTTTAAGTTCATTATCCGTTTCTTGAAACTTGGAGATGGTACTTAGGAATTTTGATTTAGTCAAAAAATAATTCAGTATTTGATAACCATAAAATAAAAGATATAAAACGATAAAAACTGCAACCAATATTATTCACCTCCTTATCAGTATTTCAGTCTGTCACCCTGATAAGGAGAGTATATCAAGGTTGAGTTACATGTAACTCCAAAAAAATTATTTTTTCGTGCAAAAAAAGACCGCGTGAGCGATCATTTCTTGTCGGTGCGGCCCACGAGGTAGTCGATGCTGACCCCGAAGTAGTCGGCTAGGGCGATGAGTTTTGATGATGGTATGTCTACTTTACCTGCTTCATAGTCTTGATAAGTTCGTAGTTTGATTCCTAGAAAATCAGCTAAATCAGTTTGAGTCGGTTTCGGAGACAGAGTTATTCTTAATTCTTTTAGTCGTAAATTGTTATAAATCATTTGTAGTCCTCCTAAAAAAAATATGCGGTTAAAATTCATAAAACATATTGACTACGCGGTTTAAATTCGTATAATAAAGATGTGGATACGAGATTTAATTGCGTATCTAAATAATAAAGGGGTGGTGATTTTGCTAATAAAAAAATATAGAAAACAAAAAAAGCTAACCCAGTCACAGGTAGCGGAAACAGCCGGCGTAACATTACGCCAGTATCAAGATATTGAAAGTGGGAAATCATTTACGACTCAAAAAGTGCTCAACGCACTAGAAGACCTGTTCGAGAAACCTCAGCGTGTACTTTTGGCGAAGAACGCTGAGGAGGTTCCGAACTATATGAAAAACTATTTGTAAATAGTATATCACGGAGGAATAGGCATGGAAACAATAACTTTGACAACAGAAGAATTAAGTCAACGTATTGCTGAAGAAGTTGAAAAACAATTAGCTGAACAAAAGAAACCGAAAATTAATTACGGACTAAAATTCAGCAAAGAAGTTGAAGCATGGCTAGAAAAGCAAAGAGACAATCGAAGAAAGATTTACAACCAGAAAACTGCAATTTATGAAGCGGTCAAAGCGTGTTTGGATATCAACCGCATGTCTGATCTATCAGAAGAAAACTACCATCTTGCGGTGAATGTATTCGACCAACAAAAAATGTTTTTTAGGAAACGAGTTTTTCCATCTGAGCAGGGGGTGTAGTTTGAATGAAAAAAATTTACTGGGTCCGGCGGACCGCATTCGTGTTAACGATTTTTGCACTTGGCTCATTAATCACAGGACAAGTGCCTATGTGGGTACGAATTGGCTATCCAACAGTTGTTATGTGGTTGCTGATGATTTATGACGAAGCGTTATTTGAATTGAGAGAAAAAAAGCTAACACCAGTTTCCGCTAGTGTTAGCTCAAAAAAATGAAGTTTTTCTAGTGAAATTATATCACGACGGAGGGGAGAAAATCAAAATGTCAAAAAATATTAATGTTCCTTTGAGCGGTATCAGTGATGGAGGATTACAAGAACGATTCGATTTTGAATTGGCCCAAGTAATCAACAATATTCATGATCCAAACACTGACCCAACAAAGAAGCGCAAAATCACCATCGACTTAACGATTACACCTGATGAATACCGAGAAGATATCCTCATTGATTATCAGGTGAAATCTAAGTTGGTTGCTAGAGACTCATTGACATCGAAAGTCATCATCGGTCAAGACGAAAGAGGAAAACCGCAGGCGAATGAGTTGAAAAGCGGACAAAGAGGGCAAATGTATTTCGATCCCGAAGATTCCGAATTGAAAGATGACAAGGGAACGCCTGTCAAAGAAATTGAAGAAACAGCCAAAATAAAAAAATTTAAAACAAATTAGGAGTGAAAGAAAATGACGGAACATTTAAGAGATGCTTTGGAATATGCAGTGGAATTGCGTGAAGGACAAAAAGTGATTTATGAGCAAGACAAGAAAGTATTTTATGACACTTCGAAAGCTCGTTTAGCTGAACTTGACCCAATCAAACGTGCAGAAACGCTGACGGTTAATTCGTTATCAGGACTTGTTGGTTATTTAAAATCGAATATTCGTATTCTGGAGAGCAATTGGAAGCTACTTGTTCACGTAGAGAATCCAACGAAGGTAGTTGTCTATTCTTCACTCGATACAGACCGCAAGCGTGAAAGTGTGATTCAAGCGACTGCATTGTTAGATGTTTTTCCATATGGACGTTTTATGAACTCGGAAGATTTTATTATCAACGTTCAATCACTTATTCAGCGTGACCTTGATGCAGAAGCGATTCTGGCTTGTGCAAGCGCAATTCGCATTGAGGGCGGTGGTGATTTGATTGATAACGGAATCTCTCAAACCGTCACAGTCAAAGAAGGAGCTGCGACTTTAACAAAAGCAGAAGTACCAAGTCCTGCTGAATTACGCCCATATCGCACATTTTTAGAAGTCGAACAACCATCCAGTCCTTTTGTATTCCGAATTGATAAAATCGGTAACTGCGCTTTATTTGAAGCCGATGGTGGTATTTGGAAACACACAGCAATGGAGAATATTCACGAGTTTTTGAATAGTGAATTAGATGAATTGCTTAAAAAAGAAGTAGTAACCATTATTGCGTAATGACAAACTAAAAAGAGCTTGCCTCGTTGGGGACGAAGCAAGCTCAACAGCAATTATTATGATAAGGAGAGTATAACAAAATGAACGAAAAAATTCAAAGATTAATTGAGGAACTAGCAGAAGAATGCCAGAAGGAAGATGTGGCTTTGTCTTTAGCGACATTAGATGTTACTGGCGAAATGGCATTAGCACAAGTGGGAAATAAAGCGCTTGTCGCACTTGCTGTACTTGATCAATATAATCAAGAAAAACAAGAATTACTAGAAAATGACTGTAATTGTTATGGACATAGAACACTCAAGAGAATGTTTGGTATCGATACAGAAGAGTCATCGAAACAAACGCATACATTTATGACAGACGACCCAAACGATGTGATTGATATTATCTCACGTGCATTGCGAGGTGAGTTTGAGTGATGGATTACATCGCAACGAATTACGACACTATATTATAAGACGAAACCAGTCACGTGTTCCCAAATGTAAATTCTACTGATGTGCAAGAAGGGATAGACCCGTCTGCACATTGGAATGAAGATGATAACGGGACTATTATTTACGAATCAGATTGGCTATTTATCGGCTATCGAATGAATAAACGCGGCACACGCAATAAATTTGTGTTATATCACGAAAATTTTCTTGATATGATTGATGAATTTGGTTCTGATTCAGTAATTATGCCAGAACTACGAATTGTTAGCGGAAAAGATTGGCTCAAGCAAAGACAGGAGGAACTTTTCAATGAGTTATGATTTAGAAACGAGTTTTCAACAACAATCAGCTACAAGTTTTCAGAATCAAGGCGGACTGATGAGTACTGCAGCAAGTCGTGAAATCGAAGAAGTAAAAGGGCAAATTTTCATGGCAAAACAGTTTCCACGAAATCCATTTGATGCGGAAAGGCGGATTTTAGATGCGTGTAAAAGACAATCTTTAGCAAAAACAGCGGTCTATAACTATCCTCGTGGAGGACAAATGGTCAGTGGACCATCGATTCGACTAGCAGAGGTAATTGCACAGAATTGGGGAAATCTATCTTTTGGCATCAAAGAGCTACAACAACTGCCCGGAGAGTCAGTAGCTATGGCTTATGCGTGGGATCTTGAAACCAATACACGACAAGAAAAAGTCTTTACTGTAAAACATGAGCGGCATACCAAAAAGGGCGTGACTTACTTGAAGGACCCAAGAGATATTTATGAGCTAGTTGCGAATAACGGTGCAAGACGGGTACGAGCTTGTATCTTGGGTGTTATTCCGGGAGACATTATTGAGTCAGCAGTGGAAGAGTGCAACAAAACGATGGCTGGGGCGAATGACAAACCGCTAAAAGAGCGACTGGATCAAATGTTCAAATTGTTTAAAGAAAAGCTTGATGTCACTCAAGAAATGATTGAAGCAAGATTTGGCTATAAAGCGACTGCTTTTACTGAAAAAAATGGTGTGGACTTAGCAAATATCTATAACTCAATCAAAGATGGTATGAGTAAAGTAGAGGATTGGTTTGAGATTCTGACCGCTGAAAAGAAAGAATCATCAAAATTAGAGCAAGAATTTTCTCACACAAAGAAAGACCCGTTGAAAGAAGCAAAGGCGGCAGATACCGATGGACCTAAACAAGAAGAACTATTATAGCAACGAAGCTGACTGGCAGTATATGTCAGTCAGCCAGTTTAAATCATTTCAAGAATGTGAAGCAGCTACTTTGGCGAAGTTAAAAGAGGAATGGTCGCCAGAGAGCGATCCCACGGCTTTGTTAGTTGGAAACTATGTCCATTCTTATTTTGAATCTTCTGAAGCACACAAGATGTTTTTAGAGGAGAATGCAAGTGCAATCTACAAAAAGAATGGTTCTGAGCGTGCAGAATTTGTTCAAGCAATCAATATGATTGAAGCGTTAGAATATGATGATTTTTTCCGCTTTGTTTATCAAGGGGAGAAGGAATTGATTTTAACCGGTACGCTATTTAATACGCAATGGAAAGCCAGAATTGATTGTTTCAATCTAGAGAAAGGCTATCTTGTTGATTTAAAAACGACTCGAAGTCTCGATCAAAGATACTGGTCAAAGAAATATGGTGGATATGTTTCATTTGTTGAACAGTACGGCTATATTTTACAAATGGCTGTTTATAAACACTTACTCGAACAAAACTATAACAGGAAAATCACACCCTATATCTTTGCAGTAACGAAAGAATCCCCTCCTGATATTGCGGGTATCAGCATCTACCCAGGACGGTTTGATTTTGAACTTCGATTATTGGAACAGGAACTTCCTCATATCTTACGAGTAAAAAACGGAGAAGAAGCACCAAAAATGTGTGGGAAATGTGAATACTGTCGTCAACATAAGGCATTAACAGGTTTTGTAGAAGTCGGCGATTTATTGGGATAAGGTGGTGATTTAAATGATCGGCGGATGGATAAAGATTTACCGCCAATTACTTGAAAAGCCAATATGGCAAGAATCTACACCAGAACAAAAAGTCATATTGATTACACTTCTTTCTATGGCGAATCATGAGAAAAAAGAATGGGAATGGCAAGGTAAACCTTACAAGGCTATTCCTGGTCAATTTATTACGTCACTAGAAAAGATTAAAAGCAAATGTGGTAAAGGAATCTCTGTACAGAATGTAAGAACTGCTCTAAAACGATTTGAAAAATATGAATTTCTAACAAGCGAATCAACAAACAAAAATAGGCTTATAACCATTGTCAATTGGGAGATTTATCAATCTAGGGAATCCGACTCAACAAAGGAATTAACAAGCAATCAACAAGCAACTAACAAGCAGCTAACAACTAACAAGAATGATAAAGAAATAAAGAATGATAAGAATATAAAGAATAAAACATTATCGTCGCAAACACGCAAAGTGCGCGTTTACGACCCTGCCTCGAATTATTATCAACTCGCAGAACGGCTATTCAAACAGATTTGTCAGAATCAGGAAATCAAGGAACCGAACCTCCAACGTTGGGCGGATGATATTCGGAAAATGATCGAGATCGACAAGCGGACCGAAGACCAAGTAAGCCGGATGATTGATTGGAGTCAGAAAAATAGTTTTTGGTCAGCAAATATCTTATCTGCACGCAAGTTGCGTGAGAAATACGACACCATGGCGGCACAAGCCAACAGGGAGTACAAACAAGCGGGAACAAGTTTTAGCGCCTTATCCTACAAGCCAGTGCGTACAGAGCCTATCCCAGAATGGCTTGATGATCCAGAAGGCTATAACGCTCGGAAAGAAGCGGAAATCAAACGAAAAGCAGAAGTTAGCAATGAAGAGTTGAGGAGGTTTCTAGATGCCACAGACGACACCGAAGAATTTTGGTAAAGCGGTGAAAGTAATCTATGGTTTGTTTTCACCGGAGCAACAAGAACTTATGCGTATTTCCTTTGACTCAATGACGAGGTGCGTCTAGGAAACAGGCGATACAATTGACAAAGGCGCAGAGCGCAAGTTTAGAACGTTCATGCTTTTGTATCGGCATTGGTTGATTTCCGAGAAAAAGGTGCCTGTCGATTATTTCGGGAAACGATTTTTAGACGCAACAACCGATGAATTGTGGGAGGAGGCACAAAAACTGTATGCAAAACTCAAAAGACCGTCAGCGCAAGCGGTGTAAGCTCCAACGAATTGTGGAATTTGCGGAAAGACCCGATTTTGATTTTAATCATGCGGTTCAGGAAGAATGGCAACATCTACGAGAATCCAGAACTATTGGAGGTGAAAGCAGATGAATAGTCGGCAGATGATTATTATCACGTTTATGGCGATTTTTGCTATTGGTTGTTTGCTGTATACGATAATTGCCCAACAAGAACAAATCAATCAATTAGAGCAACAGTTACAGGAAGTGCAACTGAAGTATGAAATCATCAAAAATGATCCGTTAGCTAAGGATGCGATGGAAGCGGGAGGATGAAAATGACTGTTGCAGTGTTAGGAGTTGTTGCGTTTATAGCGCTGATGTTTGTTGGTGTAGTAATTGGTAAAACGATTGATAATTTGGAGGAGAGTTCAATGCTGAGTATGAAGGTTTTAGATTGTCGAATCACAAGTGACTCAAATCAAGTCATAGTAAATAAGGTGCGTAGAAACGATCAGGGAGCAATTTTGATGATCACTGATAAAGACGGTATACAAAGAGAGTCACAACGGCTTGTGGGTTATTACGGTAATCTATCGAAGGCGCTTGTTGCTATAGAGCGTGATTATGTGCTTTCAGAAGGTACAGATATACAAACAGTTAATGAATATAAAAAAGAGTTAGAAACGATCACTAGCACGTTAGAAAACAAATTGGAGTTAGGGGAGAAATTTTAAGTGGGTAAGACGAAATCAAAAATCAAAAAGAAGAAGCGTAAGTTGTTAGAGAAAGCCCAAGCGAACGGGACTGTGAACGATAAATATTTGAAGAAGGAGAAGAAAAATGAAATTAATACCCATTATTGTAAATGAAAATAATGAGCAATTAGTAAGCGGCAGAGAACTATATGAATTTTTAGAAATAGCAACACCGTATACACGCTGGTTTGAACGTATGACGGAATATGGATTCACTGAAAACGTTGATTTTACCGTGATTGCCAAAAATGTCCATGACGATACAGCCTTTGGTGGAGTAAGAAAAATTATCGACCATGCGATGACGATTGACATGGCCAAAGAAATTTCAATGATTCAGCGAACAGAAAAAGGGAAACAAGCGCGTCAATATTTTATTCAAGTAGAAAAAGAGTATCGTAAAGAATTGAAAAAAACATTAAGCGATCCAAGAGAACAGCTTAGATTGTTCTATCAATTCGGAGAACAAACAGCAGTTCGTGTAGATGCCATTGAGAAAGATGTTTCTATCTTGAAAGAGACCATGCGAATTAGTGGAAAACAAGAGGCAGATATTCAACGAGCAGGCAAGCAAAAAGTGATTGAAGTACTTGGAGGAAAAGATAGTCCAGCCTACGAATCAATTAGTAAGAAAGTGTTTGCTAATTTTTGGTCAGAGTTTAAACGATATTTTTCTATTCCTAGATATGGGGAATTGCCTTGTAAACAGTTTGATGAGGCGCTGATATTTATTGCTGAATGGCTTCCAGAAACAGCTATGAGAATGGAAATTAACCAATTGAATCGACAAGCACAGTTATTTAGAGCATAAAAAAACGAACCTTCTAAGGAGAATGGTTACGGTCTGCTGTCAATAACTAGAAGGTTCGAAAAAAGGCTACAGAAAACATTAACAAACGTAGGATCGTTCTCATACATGTACATGAAAGGGTCCATCAAAGGAAGAAGTAGCCTTTTCTATTAGATTAATAGATAAAATTAAATAGTCAATATTATTTAATAAAAAATAGGCAACCGACCACTGGCTGCCTGTACATAGAATATTGAATGGAATCAAAATCTTTTTTCATTATAGCATATCTTGGAGTGATTTGTAATGATTAAAGAAGCTGATATCAAACAGACGAAGGCAAATGCAAAGGCTATTTTAAAACAGTATCGAGGATTAGAACGCAAGGCAGGACGAAGTCCGATTGATATTCGTTCCCCATTTATGAACGATATGCCTAAAGCACCAAAGCGTGGAAATATGGTTGAAGATGCATTGATTCAAAATATCGAAATAAAAGAGAAAATTCAAGCGATAGAATATGCGTTAAGTCGGTTAAGACTGATGAGCAGACAGGTATTATACTATACGTATTGTATGAAAGAAGTTATGACAAATGATGAGATTGCGGATAATCTCGGTGTCGCAACTCGCACACTAAATCGGATGAAGTCGGAGGCTTTGTTGGAGTTTGCGGATGTGTTTGGAGTAGTCGCTTATCGCTGAAAATTTTGGCCTTTTTGGCGTAAATGGCGCAAATTTGGCCTTTTTGGCGTAAATTTGGCGCAAATAGTCCGATTTTAGATGTTATTATAGTAGTGTCAGAAGATTAGGAGAGACGGTTATTTGACTACTCACAATAATCCAAATGCCGAAAGGGGGAAAGCTCCTTATCGCTTATTCTTCTTTGATAGAAGACGGCAAATTACAATAAAGGAGTTGAAACGCTCCTTATCTTCATTCGTCGTCTTTTTTATGTCACTGTGGCGGAAAGGGTATACGCTATAAGCGGGCAGACGTGATAGACCTGCCCTGATGTACGGCTATCAAAACAGTGCAAGGTTCGATTCCTTGCCAGTGACATAGGGTTTATAGTTATCCCGACTGCCTGTCAGTGAAAACTTGTTACATAAGCCACACTGCGGAAACAGGAAGTGGCGAGCAACCTAGCATTGTTATATACGTGCCAGATTGGCTAGGCAGTTTGGCATATTTTTTCTAGTCTAAGAAAGAAAAGTTAGATATAATATCCATTGTAGAAAAGTGAAAAGATGGTGGCAATCCAGTTCTAGGAGGTGGTGCTTATGTGTGTAAGTATCAAATCTAGAGAAAGGAGAGCCTAAGTTGTCAACTTTTGAAGTGTTAAGCCTAATGATTGCTTTTGCAATGTTGGTCTTGACTATCAAAGATGACAATAACAAAAAATAAACCATCTCTCACTTTGGCGAGCTGAGATGGTTTATTTTAATAAACATTAAAGTTTCGTCACCGTCTTTTTAACGGTTCTACATGGGGCGTGTTCGCAGCACGTCCTTTTTCTATGTCTATTATAGCATGTGAAAATAGAAAATCAATTAGGATCACTCGCTGAGTGGTCTTTTTATTTTGGTTAAGACAGGGAGGTTTTACAAATGATAGTACCTATCAGAAAAACAATTGCTGGGACTGAGTATTGGGATACAGAAAAGAAACAATCGTTGTTTATACCAAAAGGAAGTGAACCAGATTTTGAAGTGACTGAAAATCCTAAGTCGATGATCACACCTGAAGGGGACAAGGTCGAAGTTAGTAATGCTAATCAAATTGTACCTAGAGTAATCAATTTAGAAGCATTTGATTCGGATAGTAATGCTGCAGCTGATCTTGTTGATGAAGTCAATACTAATTCAGAAGACGATCAATCATTAGACTTAAACAACATGACTGCTAAAGAATTACGTGCATATGCGAAAAAGAACGATATTAGAATTCCAGCTGCTATTCGTGCCAAAGGTGATATCTTACAAATTATTCAGGAATCGATTGTATGAAGTACTGTGGATTTGATGGCTGTAAAAATAAAATAGAACATGGTACGTACTGTAAGGAACATGTACCAAGGAGAAAGAACAAAGCTAAGAAGAGTGTATATCATCATGAGAACAAATCATTTTATCGAACACAAGCATGGGAAGATGTTGCTGCTTTTGTTTATGAAAGAGAAGGTGGCTGCTGTCAAAGATGCGGTCGGTTTGTATTTGGAAGACAAGCGCATCGACATCATGTAGTGCCAATCAAGAAGAACGAGTTGCTTAAGCTTGATCCAAACAACATACGATTATTATGTCCAAAGTGTCACGTAATTGAAGAAAATGAGACAGACGAGAAAAAAGTTTTCCCGTCTTATTTTCATTACCCCCCCTATCCTTTTCGAAAAAATCTTCTTCGTGGGAGATAGGGCAGAGGGAGTTACGCGTATCGTTTTTTCAAAAATTTCAAAAAATAAAGGGGGGTGTAAAAATTGACAACTAAAGCGCAACGTAAATCGATTGTCGATGAAAAAGTAAATGCTGAAAAAACTCGTATTTTAGAAATAATGCGCAAGTCTGATTTATACACTATCACCTTAGATCCACTGATTGAATCATATTTAGATATTTTTGAGATTTATCAATATAAATACGTGTTGTGGAAGGAAAAAGGATTCCCCGAAACGCAGAAAACAACAAATAAAGCTGGGGCAACAAATAACAGTAAACATCCACTGGCGCAACAAGTCGAAGTATGGGCCGACAAAAAAATGAAAGCTCTTGATTTGCTAGGATTAACGAATAAGACAAAAATAGGTAGACAAATTACCGGAGGTTCGACTGCCAGAAAAGATGAAGAGATTACACGACCAGAAGAAAAACCAGTCGATGAACTTGCAGCACATAGAAATAAGTGGCGTAAAAAAGTTGGTGGCAAGATATGATCGAGTATGGCGTGAATTATGCAGATTTATTTGCGAAACAAGTCCGTAAGAATCCCCAAAAATATCCTAAAACAGTTAGATTGGCTATTGATCGTTGGTATCGATGGAAAAAACGAAAAGATATTTGGTTTGATGTTGATCGTGCAAACGAGATGATGGATTGGGTAGAATCTTTTATCGTCCATACAAAAGGCGAATTGGTTGGAAAACCATTTTTATTAGAACCATGGGAAAAGTTTATCTATTCATGGATTTATGGTTGGGTGAAGATAAATGAAAAAGAGCAGACAGTTCGCGTTACTCGTGAAGCCTATGTTCAAATTCCTAAAAAGAATGGTAAAACGTTGATTGGTGTAGGTTCATTAGGTTATGCAATGTATGGTGAAGGGGCCTTATCGGTCAATTGTTATGCTTGTGCGTCTGATTTTGCTCAGGCGCAATATGCTGCTCAACCATTTGCTGACACAATATTAAATAATGAAGTTTTACTTGAAGGATCAAAAATATTTAAGGGGCCAAAAGGTACGGTTTCAAGTGTTACCTATAGTTATATTCACGAAGAGATGGCTTATACAAATAAGTTTATTGTCCAAACGAAGAATATAGATAATATTGAAGGATCAAATCCTTACTTTATTTTGAACGATGAATTGCATAAACAAGAAAAAATGGAACAGTACGATAATTTCAAATCTGCTCAAATTTCTTTGCCACAGCCTTTGATGTTTAACATTTCCACCGCTGGTAAAGGATCGTCCTCAGTTGGAATGCGTGTTTACCGTGAAGCAAAAGAAGTGTTGAAGAAAGATGATAATGATTCGAATTTCGTTTTGATTTACGAACCAAACAAAAATTATGATTGGACTGATCGTAAAGTTTGGGAAATGTGCAATCCTAACTGGGGAATATCTGTCGACTTGTCTGCTTTGGAATCAGCTTTTAAGACTGCTCAACGTTCCGCTCATTCTAAAGCTGAGTTTCTAACGAAACACCTAAACGTATTTGTAAATAGTGCGGACAACTTTTTTGAGCAAGATCAAGTTGAACCGTGCTTAGTTTCAACAAAAGAATTGGGTAATCTGCAAAACGAGCCTTGTTATATCGGACTTGATTTATCGCGAACACGAGATTTAACGTGCGTGTCTTTAAATTTTCCTACGTGGGATGAAAATGGAAAGTCCATTCTAAAAGTTAAACAATTGTATTTTATCCCAAGTGAAAATCTCGATTTTAGGGAAAAGGAAGACAATGTTCCTTATCGAGAATTGGAAGAGCAAGGGTTTGTAGAATTTTGTGATGGCAAATTTATAGATCAAGAACAAATTATTCAGTTTCTACACGACTGTATGGATTTGTACGATATCCAGCAAGTTAATTATGACCCAGCAATGAGTGACAAAATTGTTGAGAGGCTTGAAAATCTAGGACTTGAATGTGTCGAAGTTCCTCAGTATGGAAAATATCTTAACTCTGCTTTTGATGATTCAGAAAGGTTATTTCATGAACAAAGAATATTATTCGATAATCCTTTGTTTCTATATTGTACTTTGAATGTGGTAGCTTTTACCAACACTCAAGGATTAAAAATACCTAGCAAGAAGCAGTCAAAGAAAAAGATTGATGGGTTTGTAGCATTTTTATGTGCGCACAAAGAAACAATGGAACAAATGACTGATTTTGATGATGGTCAAATGGAAGAATATTTGGGAAGTATTTATAGATGATAATTGAAAGGCGGTGAGACTTATTGAGATTAAGAGACAGGTTTTCTAACGCAGTATATACGTTTATGGAAAAGCGAGGATATCTAGAAGATATTTTTGGAAAAACAACACGGTATGGCCAAAGATATGTTACTGACAATTCGATTATGGAATCGTCGGATGTATACGAATTGGTTCAAGATATTTCGAATCAAGTGGCTTTGGCTACACCAGTGGTGATTGGACCGGATGGAGAAGAAGTAGAAGATCATTTTTTATTGAAGATTCTTAACAAACCAAACGATTATTTAACAGGTTTTGAATTTTCAAAATTAGAAACAAATACTTTGCTTATAAACGGAGAAGTATTCCCTCTAACAGATCAGGACTGTTTACATTTAGCTTTTGGGGTATCTACTAAAATTAATGAAAAGTTGCAAGAAGAGTTTAGTATGAACGGCAAAGGTATTCCTAGTCAGATGATTCGGCATATAAAAAATATTGGTACTGATTCGATAAAAGGAGCTGGAATTATTGACCTAGCTAGAAATACTCTAGAAGGCGTTCTAAGCGCTGAAAAAGTGTTGACGGATAAATACTCTAAAGGTGGATTACTTGCGTTTATGCTCAAACTGGATACGCATATTAATCCGAATAACAGCGCACAAACAAAGATAGTAAAGGCAATTCTGGATCAACTAGAGACTACGCAAAATGAGAATAATCATGCAGTTAAGATGATTCCTTTAGGGAAAGGTTATTCGATTGAAACATTAACAAGCCCAGTGAATGATGCTGCAATCTTAAATTATTTAGGTGTATATAAAAAAGATTTAGGGAAATTTCTTGGAATCAATGTAGATACCTATCAAGCATTGATGAAATCTGATATCGAAAAAGCAATGATGTATCTGCATAACAAAGCAATCAAACCAATATTGAAGAACAAGAGCGATCATTATACCGCTCTTTTTTTTATGCCTCATTCTGGCTATCGAGTGGAATGGAAAATCAATATTTTGGACTTCGTCCCTTATTCAACTAAAACCAATATTGGATACAACATTGTGCGCACTGGAATTACAAGTCCGGATAACGTTGCAGAAATGCTTGGTTTCCCTAAACAGAATACACCAGAAACACAAGCAATCTATATTTCTAATGACCTGTCTAAGATCGGACAAAAGAAGGCGACAGATAATTCTTTGCCGACTAGTGATGATTTGAAGGGGGGTGATGGAAATGAAAAAGAAGGAAATTCGGACATTTGATATCACCAATTTGAGCACAAGAGATGATATGGAAAACAATAGTCGAATCGTTACGGGTTATGCAGCTGTATTTAATAGCCGCACACTTTTATGGGAAGGGTTGGAAGAAATGATTGCTCCAGGTGCTTTTTCACGAGCTTTATCATCAGGAGCAGATATTCGATGTCTTTTCGATCATGACTGGTCCAAAGTTTTGGGGCGTACAAAAAGCGGCACTCTTCGATTAGAAGAAGATGATCGTGGTTTAAAATTCGAAGTCGAATTGCCAAATACAACAATTGCGAACGACTTGATCGAGTCAATGAATCGAGGAGATATCAACCAATGTAGTTTCAGTTTTATCCCAACGGAGGAAACATGGGATTACAACACTGACCCAGTGCTTCGTACGGTCAATGAGGTGGAATTGTTCGAAGTGTCAATTGTTTCTTTACCTGCTTATCAGGATACAGAAGCAACACTTGCTCGAAGCAAACAGGAAATGAAACAAAATGTTTTAGCAAGAAAACAGATGATCAAAAAAATTAATGAAGCGCTTAGCGCGTAGGAGGAATTCGAATGAATAAAGAATTATTGGAAAAAGTAAAAGCTCGTCATGAGCAACGGCTAACTGAATTACGCGGAAAGATTGAATCAGGAGAGTTACGAGAAGAAGAACTTGAAGCGGTTCAGAATGAAGTTGATGGTTTAGTAGAAGAATTGAAAGGTATTAATGAAGAGTTAGCAGAGGAACCAGTAGATTTGTTGGCAGACCCAGATGGTGCAAAAGGACAGGATGCTACTGCTAATGATGATAAACCAGCGGATCCACCAGCAGATGATCCAAAAGCGGATGACCCAGATAGCGGCAGTAAAGAAAACCGTGCTGGTATGATCACGCAACAACAAAGAGATGCTTTGTTAAGCAATATTAAACAAGGGATGGAGGCGCGACATGTTTTGAATAAGAAACAAAAGGAACAACAAACACGAAAAGCATTTGCTGATTTTGTTATCGGGAAAATTTCTGAATCTGAGGCTCGGTCATTAGGAATTGAAGCAGGAAATGGATCTGTGACGGTTCCAGAGGTAATTGCTTCTGAAGTTATTACTTATGCACAGGAAGAAAACTTGTTGCGTAAGTACGGGACTGTGAAACGAACTAAGGGTGATGTTAAATACCCATTCCTTGTTAAAAAAGCAACTGCAAATGTTAACAAGAAAGAACGTACGACGGATATTCCTGAAACGGATATTGAATTTGATGAAATTACTTTGGATCCGGCAGAATTTGATGCACTAGCAACAGTAACCAAGAAGTTATTAAAAATGTCTGGTGTACCTGTTGAAGATATCGTGGTTGAAGAATTGAAGAAAGCTTATGTTCGTAAAGAAATCAACTATATGTTTAATGGTGACGATGCAGGTAATGAAAATCCGGGGGCACTAGCTAAAAAAGCAGTACCTTTTGTACCGGAAAAAGCAATTGATTTGACAGCAGCAGATGCAGGGCAGAAATTGTATGATGCGTTAATTGAAATGAAGAATACACCTGTCACTGAAGTGATGAAAAAAGGTCGTTTTATTATTAACCGTGCAGCGTTAACGGCTGTTGAAAAAATGAAAACAGCAGATGGATTCCCACTTTTGCGGCCATTTACACAAGCAGAAGGTGGAATCGGGCATACATTAGTTGGCTATCCAGTTGATTGGACAGATGCAGCAGATAAAAAAGGTGAACCAGATGTTCCAATCATTTATTTCGGAGACTTTTCTACGTTTAAAATTCAAGAAGTAATTGGTGCATTAGAAATCCAGAGACTAGTAGAGAAATTTTCTGGTACTAATAAAATCGGATTCCAAATCTATAATTTATTGGATGGACAATTGATTTATTCGCCATTCGAACCATCGGTATATCGTTTTGATTTATCGAATACAGCTGAAGAGGTGCCAGTACCAGTTGTTGGAACAATCACTCCAACGGGAGATGGAGCAACGATTGAATTATCTTAATCGGTGATTGATATGACAGATAAATTTAGAATTTATCAAGGGGAACAACTGCTATTAGAGGGTGATTCCCCTTTGACATTTTCAAATAGTCTACGCAATCAAACGGGCTTTTTAGGTCCGTTGAGCGTGAGCCGAGTAATAGGAACAAAGGAGTCGGAAAAAGTGAGTTTACCAGCATTAGTCGGGAAGAAAATGGTTTGTTTCGGTGATTCGATTACTTACTATGACGGGCATGAGTTTGATGCGGCAACGAAGGTAGAATGGCAAGGAAAAACAGCTTATGGATATGAGTCCTATTTGAGGCAAGCATTTGGTGGTATCGTAGAAAATCAAGGAATTGGCGGACAAAGAACCGATCAAATTGCAAGCAGAAGCAAGTCGTTTAACTACGATGGTTATGAAGTAGTAACCTTTTTTTGTGGTGTAAATGATTGGAATCAAAAACGAACCGTTGGTCAAGTTCAAGCAATTGGCAGTTCATTTGATACCAACACATTTGCAGGAGCCTATCAAAGTATGATTGAAGATGTGTTAAATCGTTTTCCAACAATCAAGATCGGGATTATTCTTCCGTATAAAGTATGGAAACAGAATGTCGTTTTAACAAAAACATACATTGATCAGACCGTCCAACTAGCTCAATTATATGCATTGCCTTATTTAGATCTTTATGGATGTTCAGGCATCAATGAGCTGAATCGGGATGCATTGTTTGTGGATGATAAATCAAGAGAAAATAAACATTTCCATGTGAATAACCATGGGTATGCGATGATTGGACCGAAAGTTGTTCAATTTGTTGAAAATCTTATAGGAAATTAGGAGGATAAAAAGATGGCAGATCAATTTCGAGTGTATAAAAAAGCAGATGGATCAAAAGTAGCAGAAGGCGTTTCACCAGTGAAACTCACAGGGATTGCTTCTGGAACAACGGTTGCGGAAGGAGATTATCAAGCAACACGTGTTCGAGGAGAAAAAGAATCGAAAAAAGTAGATCTTAAAGGATTTACAACACTAAAATTACCTACAAAACCGACTGTAAAAATTACACCTAAGGACAAAGGAATGGACTATGTAATTACCCCATCTCCAACAGCAACAGAAGAAGGTGTGACAGGATACAAAATCTATACGAAGAAAGTTTCTGAAGACTGGAACGCTGCGAAATCAATCACCGTCACTGAGCTAACTGGAGGATTTGGTACGATGGAAAATGGCGTACAATACGTATTTGGTGTGGAAGCACTAAATGCAAATGGGGCAAGTCCACGATTGGATACTACCTTTACTGCTGGAGCTTCAGAAGCATAGGATGTGTAAAGAGTGGATGAATTATTAACAAAATTTAAAGCGCACATTCATTTTGAAGAAGGCATGGATGATTCCATGCTTTCTTTTTATTTAGAGATGGCTAAAGACTATGTGATGACCGCTACTGGCGGACAAAAAGAATATCTAGTTTTACTGGTAGCTGGTATTGGGTATGAGTATCGAGTTGCGGAAGGTGAATTAGAAGCAGCATTGAATGCTATTACGCCGTTTATTGTGCAAGGAGTGATTCAAAATGCCGAAGAGGCAGACGAATAAACTTAGATGGAAAGCAGAATTGATGGATGTTATCGAAACAGTTGATGATCGAGATCGGCCAGTTGCAGAATTTCAATTGAAACGACCTTTATGGTATGAAGATATCGGCGTAACTGCACAAGAAAAATATCTTTCTAAACAAGCGAAAACGGACGTTGTTAGACGGATCAAGGTTAGATGGGATAAATCTATCACTGAAAAGCTAAGTGCTGTCAGAATCGATTCTGTGACGTATAACATTACTCGTATTTATACAGATGTGGATAAAAGAGAAATGGAGTTGAGTTTGGCTTATGTTGATTAAAATCGATGAATTAAGGTCCTTGTTAAAAACATTGCCATATAGCTTGTATCGAGATCAAGCACCGAAAGGGACTAATTATCCTTACATGGTTTATACCTACGATAGTACGGAAAATATGCATGCTAGTAGCAAGGTATATCGTCGAATGAGAACGTATCAATTGTCACTTTTTACGACAGGTACCGAAGAAGATTTACTGCCAATAGAAAATCTATTGGATGAAAATAACATAAGATACCATGATTTTTATGCGACACCAGGATCTGAAAATGACGATACTGTGACAAATTTTTACACAGAAATTAATGTGATGGCTGATGGCTAAAAGGAAAAATGGATTTGAAGCGCAAGCCGATTATTTTGGAACACTTATGAAAACAGATCCTGCAAAAATTTCGCTTGAATCATTGGAAGAAGCGGCAGAATTTTATCTTGAAAAGTTGATACCGAATATTCCTGAATCATTACTCGATAAAGAGCATATGAATGATCATGTAAAAGTAATCGTTGAAGAAAAAGAAGTAAAAGTTGTATTTGAAGATACATTTTTTTACTGGCGTTTTTCGGAAAATGGTACCGATACACAGAAGGCTCAGCGTTTTGCAAGTAAAACTTACAAAAAACATAAAGATAAAATAGCTGAAATTATGACAAGAAAAAATATAAATCAATGGAAAGGGTGATTGATTTGGATGCAAAAGAAATTAAATTTTTTGAAGGATTAGATGATATCTTAATTGCTATGATGTTAACACATGATTCGCCTAATGCTGCACCAACTTATGATGAAATTGTACGATTACCGATTGCAACTGAATTGGCTATTAGTGGGAATGGATCTACATTAGAGAAATACGCTTCGAGCAAACTATTTCGATCGATTGGGCGAGAAACCAAACATGAGATCGGTTTAACTCATGTTGGGATTCCTGTCGCTACAATGGATAAAATCAAAGGATTGGTTGCTCAAAAAGGGGTTACATTTAGCAAAACAAATGCCGTTGAATTACCGTATTTTGCCTTTGGGTTTATCGGAAATATTGAAGGTGGAGGCAAGAAAGCTGTTTGGTATCCTAAGGTACAATTATCAAATGTTATTGATGAAACATATGTTACAGCAGAAGCAGAAATTGAAATTAATGATGTAACAGCAAATCTTAATGCATATGGGTTGAATTTCAATAATGTAATATATTCAACTTTTGATTCTTACCGTGAAAGTGCAGAAGGCATTTCGCTAGAACAATTCATTGCACAGCCTGTATATAGCGAGGAACAATGGAATAAACTAGCAATTGAAGAGGTGCCAGTACCAGTTGTTGGAACAATCACTCCAACGGGAGATGGAGCAACGATTGAATTATCTTAATAAAATAAATTTGAGGTGTAATAATGGCTAAATTATCTGATTATGGTATCACATTAGATGAATTACCAACGGTCACGATTCGCGGCAAGCAATTTCCGGTAGATGCAACAATGGAAACCTGGGAATATATAGCGGAAATCTACGATCAAGATTATTCGATTTTTGAGGCAGACATGAATGACATGTTGAAACGAGCAAATGGTAAACTTGATTCAAGATTTATAACACCTTCCGATTTCAAAATTATGCGCGCGTTGATTTATGGAATGCTAAGAACTGGTGGGTTAGAAGAAAATCCTAAAACAATCGAACGGCTACTTGGTATGGGCGATGAAGTTTTACAAGTCTATTCGACATGCATGAAGATTTATGCGCCTAAGCAATTTCAAGAGGTAGATTTAAAAAAATCCAAAAAGCCACAAGATTATCAAGTCTCAAAAACCCAAAAAAGAAAAAGTCGAAATCAAAATCGCAAACGGAACCGATAGGTACTCCATGGGATTTTTATCTTTATGTAGCCCTCACTCTATTAAATTGGAGTGAGGATTTCTTTTTACGAGCAACGCCAAACTTGTGGCTTAAATCCTATATCCAGTGGCTACTAGCGAATAGTCCTGATTTTGAAATACCGGAAACAACTACGCTAGATAATAGTCCATTCTGGTAGAAAGGAGAAAAGCATGGTGAAAAACACAAAAGAATCTGATGTAGTCCTTAATTTTAGAATGAACGGTGAAGTCGCTTATTCTAAAACAATCAAGGAAATCAATAATGACATGAAGTTAGCCGTACTTGAATATAAAAATCAAATATCTGCGATGGATAAAAATGCGACTGCAACTGAAAAATTAGCGGCTGCTAAACAGAAATTAGAAAAGCAATTATCTATTGCGACTGCTAAAACAGAAGGGTTGCGTGAAGCATATAAGAAGGCTGCGGAAGAAACTGGAGAAAACTCCGAAAAAACTCGTAAGCTTTATGAGATGTTACTCAAAGCGGAAACAAGTGAAAATAATTTGCGTAAAGCATTACAATCTACAAATGATGCGTTAGATGCGCAAGGGAATAAAGCATTAACCACTGCTGAAAAATTAGAAAAGATCGAAAAAGCTGGAGAAAAAATAAAAAATGCCGGCACAGGATTAAGTAAATATGTTACAGCGCCAATAACTGGTATCGCAACAGCTAGCGCGAAAATATATAGTGATTTGTCGAGTGCCCAGTCTCAAGTTCAAGCGGCTTTTAGCTTAACAAAAAAGGAATCAGAAAACTTGAACCAAGCAATTGAGAATGTTTTCACTTCGGGCATGGTTACAAGCATTGACGAATCAAAAATAGCGGTAATGGAATTGGCCAATCAATTTCCAGAATTACGAAATGCGAGCGCTGAAACCATTACTGATATGACTAAGAAGTTTTTAGCAATTGAAACCACTCTGGGTTCCGATATGACTGAAACCATGCGAGGAGTAAATAGCTTGATTGAACAGTATGGTTTATCTAGTGAAGAAGCAATGGATTTAGTCGTAAAAGCTGGTCAAAGAGGGCTGGATAAAACAGATGAGTTAGGTGATAATCTAGCGGAGTATGTAACAAACTTCAAAGATGCTGGTTATTCGGCAGAGGATATGTTTGCAATTTTAGAGACTGGATTAGATGGCGGTGCATATAATCTAGACAAGGTGAACGACTTAGTCAAAGAGTTTGGTATCCGCATGAGTGACGGAACTGTAAAAGAGGCTGTTCAAAACTTAGGTGGTAATTTTGCTGCCTTATATCAGCAGATAGAAGACGGGAATCTTTCTTCTAAAGATGCTTTCCAATTACTTGCTGGAGAAATTAATAATTTAAGCAGTGGTCAAGAAAAAGCGGCAGCTATTTCTGCAATTTTTGGTTCGCAAGGCGAAGATGCTGGTATTAAAGTTGTTGAAGCTATGGGTAAAGCTAGCGATGCACTATTAGAAAATAAACAAGCGTATGAGAATGCGACCGGTGCGGCCAAAGAAATGGTTGACGGGGTGGAAGAATCTGTCACGTATCAATCGTCCATGAATGAGTTAATGATGGCAGCTAAAGATATTGGCGAAATATTAGCGCCTACAATCAACAGTGTTGCTGAAGCAGTGAAAAATGCAGCTCAGTGGTTTAGAGGTTTAGATGAAAATACACAAAAAACTATTATGACAATAGCGGGTATAGTAGCAGCTATAGGACCTGTTCTTGTAATATTTGGAACACTCATGGGATCAATTACCAAAATATCCGACGGTATTTCTACTATGATTGACCTTTGGGGCAAGCTTTCGCTATTTCTAATGCAAAACCCATTCGTATTGGTTATTGCAGGTATTGCCTTGCTTATTGCAGGCTTGGTTCTCGCCTACAACAAGGTTGAATGGTTTAGAAATGGCGTGAATGCATTCTTTCAAGGTGTTTCAGATGTTGCCGTTGAGGTGTTCAACTTTATTGGTGGGTACATTAGTGGAGTATTTGAAGGTCTTTGGATAAATATTTCCAATATATTTGATTCGATAAAAAGAGTTTTTACCGGGTTTCTTGATTTCATAACCGGAGTATTTACTGGAGACTGGTCAAAAGCTTGGCAAGGTTTAGTTGATATCTTTGGCGGTATCTTCGATGGAATTGTTGCAATTGCGAAAATGCCACTAAACAACATGATTGGACTGATCAACGGATTTATTCGTGGTCTAAATAATATCAAGGTTCCTAAATGGGTGCCTGGTGTTGGGGGTAAAAGCTTCAGTATTGGAGAATTACCCTATTTGGCAAAAGGCGGGCACGTATTGAATGGCCAAGCGATCGTTGGTGAAGCTGGGCCTGAATTGCTAACGAATAAAAACGGTAAGACAACTGTTACTCCGTTATCAGACGAAGAAAAACGCAAAGGCATTGGCGGCAAAGTACAGCCTTCAAAAGTGGAACAACATATCCACATTGGCCATGTCGATGCAAATAACCCAAGCGAATTAAATAAAATGAATCGTAATTTTTACCGTGCAAGCAAACAAGCACTTGCCGGTGTGGGAGGTTGACGGAAATGTTCATGGATGCTGATACACCAAATTTTATATTCAAGGGAATCAATGCTGTGATGGATATGGATTGCATTATCGAAACGGAACTTCCTGAAATCTCTCCTAACAAACGATATGAAGAAATTACTGTGCTAGGTCGAAACGGATCATTGCACGAAACATTTGATGATTACGAACCATATAACCTAGAAGTCGAATTAGTCACAATCCCGTATGATCGGTTACGTGAAGTAAAGCAATGGTTGCGAGGTCGCGGGCAGTTGATTACTCATAATGATTACAATACTTATCGAGATGTTATCTGTATGATGGATTCCCCTACTGAGTTTGAAAACGAGTGGGGGTTTTTCTATACCTTTGATTTAATTTTTCGATGCCAACCTTTTAAACGAAAAGTAAATGAGCAATCATTGCCATTCACTACCTCACTGATCTTTCACGATCCGGGTGATGAAACAGCAAAGCCTTACCTTGAATTGAAACCAACAGGCGGCAACGTCAAACTTACGATCAACAGTACTTCCTTGACGATTACAAACGGCAGTACCGAAGTAATCAAAGTCGATTGTGAACACGGAAAAATTATTCAAGGTTCCAAAACACTTTTCAGTAAAGGAGAATGGCCGTTGGTTCGTCCGGGAGAAAACAAACTGACTACCACAGGTGTTTCTAGCGGCACAATTTTAAGAAGGAGCGTGTATTTGTGAGTTTAGTTTATGTTTATGAAGAAATGCCAGCAGACTTAGAAACGAACGGTCACACTTTGATTGATTGGGCTGATTTACCTGAGATCAATCGTATTCTAAATGGTGACTTTACTTTTTATGGCAACTATTCATTAGATGGTCAAAATCTAGAATATCTCAAAGAAGATAACTTCATTCGTGCAGAAGATGAAGATGGCAAGATGAAATACTTTGAGATTAAAAAAGTAACAAAAAATCTCAACTCTTTCTCTGTTACTGGACGAGCGATTGGTTATATGTTAAGTCGAAATTTCATTGAAAATAGTTTCACTCAAAATGGTACTGGATCAATTATTATGAGTAGATTAAAGGCTGCCCTAGCATTTGAGCAGCCTTTCTCATTTGAATCAGATATTCAAACAGTCCACCAATTCACTGTAAAACAAACCAATCCAGTTGATGCAGTGATTGGATCAAATAATGGTAATGAGAATCTAGCGAGTATCACTTCTGGCGAATTGGATATGGAAAATTATCGTTTTAGATTGCTGTCTCGAATCGGAAAAGACAATAGTTATCGAATTGATTTAGGAGTAAACCTTGAATCAATTGAAGAAGAGATAGACGGTAACTATTACAATAGCTTGTATTTAATTGGTGGTGTCCCAGATGGTGATTACGATGAAGATAAAGATCCTATTACGTATAAATATCTTGAACTTGAGGGAGTAACGGATAAAAATCGTCGAATCGGTAAGTATGAAAACTCTGAAATTAAAACGGTTGAGGAGTTGAAAAAATGGGGACAAACAAAATTCGATAATGCTCGAGTTCATGAGCCTTCAGTCACTCATACCGTTTCAATGGTTCAATTGGAACACACATTGGAATACGAAGGGCTATATGATGATATCGCTAAACTGCATTTTGGTGATACTTGCTATTGTACGGTTGAGAAATTAGGCATTGAAGTAGCCGAACGAATGATCGAATACACCTGGTACCCAACGCTTGGCAAATACAAGAGCGTGACTTTAGGCAATGATATCGAGTTCTACACAAATGCAACGGCAACCGAGACAGCTAAACTGAGACAAAAAGTTGAAAGTCGAACTGAGTTGATGGTGGAAGCTGTTAGAAATGCTTCTAGTTGGATTACTGGAACAAAAGGCGGTTATGTTCGTTTTAGACCCGAGAAGGCGCCTAGCGAAATTTTAATTATGGATAAACCTTCGGTTACAGATGCTCAAAAAGTCTGGCGATGGAATTTAGGTGGGCTGGGCTATTCGGAGAATGGTGTAGATGGTCCTTATGAATTAGCGATGACGCAAGATGGAGCTATTGTAGCTGATTTTATTACTGCTGGTATATTGTCAGGAATTCTCGTTCAAGGGGTTGCATTGAAAACTTTGGATGACGATGATTTCCAAGTGGTGATGGAAGGCGGCGTTATAGCATTTGAAAAACAAGTCAATTCGACTGGATTAGAGAATGTCCACGGGGAGAAACTTGGAAAAATCGTCGCAACTTATGGAGGAGATAAAAATATTAATGGGTTTGCAGTAGTACAAGCACCTGATTATATTTTTTCTATTAATACCGGAGATAAAAATAACCCCAAATATTCAAAAGCAGTATTTCAAATTCCTAAAGAAAGCAGTTCGGATAATCCACTGTATAAACTCATTGGTTCAGGAACATTCAAAGAAGGGAAAGTTACATTTGAAGATAGTGTTGAATTCACTGGTCGAATAGATGCCAAAGAAATTTATATTAACGGCCAAAAAGTTATCCCTGGTCAAAATGGAGGTCCTTCGCCGGGTGGTGGAACAGGAACGGGCGGATACCCACCTGAGTTAACAACCGATGCCGAGAAATTCGCTTGGGACTGGTGGAGCTTTGCTTTGGTAAATGGTTACTCAGAAGAAGCTGCAGCTGGTATTTTGGGGAATATCCAAGGTGAAGTAGGTACTTCGATGAATCCGAATACTGCTCAAGTTGGCGGTCCCGCTTTTGGTTGGGTCCAATGGGACGGATCAGCTTATCCACTTGTTGGATCTCCTACATGGGATGGACGTGAATACGTGCAACGTTTGATGGCTGCTGCTGGAATCAGGGAAGATTACACAACGTCATTAGCACAAGCAAAATTAATTGAATGGTGTATGTATAACGGTCAATGGATCGGTCAAACCTCACCGACAACTGTTGCAGCATTTAAAGCAATAACAAATGTCGAACAAGCTGCAACGGCATTTGAACTAAACTTTGAAAGACCTGCCGCAGCACACCCTGAACGGCAGGGATATGCAAGGGCTTGGTACAACAAACTGCACGGATTACAAGCTAGTCAGCTAGTCGGCGCAGAAGGACTTGCCCATTTAGAAGATCTTGTCGGACAAAGAATAGGAAACGGTCAATGTTATGCACTATCAGCCGAATACAGTGGCTATCTTGGTGGATGTGGTCTAGGTTCTGGCACTCGGTATGGCTTGACACATGTCACTGGCAATACTGTTGCAGCAGCAGATATCGGGATTGCTTACGATTGGTCAGCTGTCGGATGGTCCATCATCCTTAATCCTAATTATGACCAATTAGTTGTTGGTGCAATTATCAATATCACTAGAGGTGCGCTATGGGCAAATTGGCCAACCGTTGACGATACTTATGGACATACTGGAGTTATTAGAGGTTTAGAAAATGGTCGAATTCAAACATATGAACAAAACACCGAGCAAGGGATGATCGTCGGAAAGTTTGATCGAGAATATATCGGTCCAAGTCAGATATCATCTATTGTTATTCCGCCAAATTAAAAAGGAGTGATGAGAGTTGGAATTGGATAAATTTAGAGATGTCGATCTAGTGATCGATCATATAAATCACACATTTTACGAAAATCAGTTTGTCAGTCAAAACGATAATAATGGTCGAAGCTTAACTGTACAATTTACCAATCGCGGAGAAATTGGCGAAGTGCCTGGACTTACGGTCCATCTCGGATGGCACAATGAAGCTAGCGGATTGACCGATTTATCACCGTTTACGCTAATTGATCAGGTCAATAGTATTTTCCGAATTTATTATCCGAACAATATGCTTACGCCGGGCAAAGTCAAAGCGTATATACAAATTATCCAAGATGGGAAAGTGTCAAATACAAAACAGTTTACGATTACTGTGCAAAAATTGTTCGGTGTAGCAGATCCGGTCATCACAAGATCAGAATACGGTGCACTTTTGGAGACATTATCACTCGCAAATAAATACAAAACTGAAGTTGATCGTCTCAAGCTGAATAAAGCATCAAACGATGAATTAGCTGCGGTTGAACGCGATCTGTTAAAAGAAATCGAAACGCTTGAAAACGAAATGAAACAGTTGCGAGGATTAAAAGTTGACAAAGGCGGTGCATCACAAGTCACGTGGGCTATGTTAGCACAAGACGCTAGGGATCAAATTACTGGCGATCAAGCAGCTAGTGTAGGTCAAAATAGTGTGACAACGGAAAGCATGGTCGATTATGGCGTGACACAGCTAAAACTTGAGCGTACATTACAAGATAATTTGATTGATTTTGTCTTGCAAGAGGTACCAACAGAGATGGGTTTTTACAGTACGTATGATTCAACGTATACGGTAGCTGATAATTATTATTCGATCAAAACGACTGTAACCCCTGGTGATTTTTACAGTTGTGACACGGTCGTTAAAGGGCAGTATAACGCGACTGTACATTTTTTCAGCGATACTAATTTTACAACTTATCTAAGCTCGCTCGGATCAGGAAGTGAAGAAGCTGTTGATATTGACGATTTTCGCTTTATCGTTCCGACTGGGGCTCAGAGCATGATCATATCATCTTACGGAGAGGAGCCGACTTTACGAATGGGAGAAGTAGTGAATACACCGGAAATTGTTGATCGATTGAAATACTATCAAAAAGTCGATACGGAAATTCTGACAGGTTTTTATAGTAGCTTAGACACGAGCTGGTACGCAAACGACGTGTATCGTACAGCTAAGTACACTACGCCTACAGCTGGGGAAAAGCTGTTTTTTAGTTGTAATGCTGATACGATTTATGTTGCGGCAATTGCGTTTTGGCGTGCAGAAGGCGATCGTATCTCACTTGTTTCGGGAGTAGTCAAAGAATACGAACGAGAAGAAATCGCTGTACCTAGTGGGACAACATTTGTTACAGTAACAAGTCGCATTGGTACAGACCCGATCATTGAAAAGAAAGTCGATGTGAATGTACAAGATTTAAACAATGATCTAGAAAACGTAAAAAATGTCCAAGAAGGATTTAAAATGCCTAAGGATTCCTTGTACGTAAAAACGTCGTCCAATGGCATAGAAGTCCTATCAAAATATACAGATACAAAAGACCTCAAGCGTACGCTCAGCAAATTATGCGCAAATCAGACGGTGCAGTTAGGTAATTTCTATCTGATTGACAATCTAGCCGACACTGTTGGAACTGATTTCGGTGATGATTCTGACGTTTTGTACAGTCAATATACCGATATGGTTGCGCCGTGGGGAGGATTACGGGCAGTAAATAATATAAATGGTGACCAGCCAGGGGCTGGAGGATACACGGGGGGGTGGCATGCTTACGATAATGCCAACACAGGTAGCCCGACCGCTCGTACTGACTCAATCGAGTTTTATCTTGATGACATAAAAGTAGATGTTGACGAGCAGCGATATTGTAAAAAAGCAAAAGTGGTCGTAACAAATTACATCCAAGGGCTTAACACGAAAAAGTCCGATGGTTCAGGGCGAGAGATCCTTAAAGAAACCGTGTGTTATGAGTTTACCCATGATCGTATTAGTGTAACCGTGGAGGCGGAAGCGTTAGAAGACATCACGATCGAAGAGTATTACTTTTTACAATTCCAGCGCACGACAACCTTTCGTGAGAGCTTTGTCGTGATCGGCGATGAAGAAAACTCAAAACGGATCACGGATTATGCAATCGATATTTACGGTAGCAATACGCCAGATTCGCAAGTGATAAAAATGATTTTTGACGGAACAGATGATGTATTTGAGATGAGTTATGACCCAACCTACGGCATTGGTCGTCTGCCTTACAACACTGATTCGCAGTCATGGCATTACCGAACTTACGGTAAAGGCTATTTTGACTTGATCCAAAGCAAAACGGACCCAATTGATTTTGAGCAAGGTAACATTATCCATTGTCGAGGGGAGTATAAACTCTATCGCAAAAATACCCTATAACGGTGGTGAGTAGCATGTGGATTGTAGATTTTTTTACATTTGTTAAAGAATGGTGGTTTTTACTCGCATTGATCGGTGGTGGCGTCGTATCTTTTGTTAAAGGAATACACAATATCAATAAGACTTTGACGGATATTTCGCATCAATTAAAAGGCTTTGGTGAAAAACTAAACAGCTTTGAACAAGATCGGAAATTGATGTACGACGAAATCAAAAAACATGATGAACGATTAGGTGATTGCGAAATGAAACTCGCTCTACAAGAAGAAAAATTGAAGACTTTGTTTAAAAGAAGAGGCGAATAACATGAAGTTAACAAACAAGCAATACAACTTAGCAAAAAAAGTTTTAACCGTTGGGGTGCCGGGAATCGCGGCATTTATCGTCACCATGGGTGGACTATACGGCTTTAAAACGGAAATCATTGTTGGGACGATTACAGCAGTTGCGACGCTAGCAGGTATCTTTCTGAATATTGCAAGTGATCAATACGAAAAGGAACAAACGTCTGATTATGGCGATGGGCAAGAGTTCACTGAGAAGAAGGAGTAGCCAATCGGCTGCTCTTTTTTTGTATACAAAAGAAAGAATGATAAAACATGAAAAATACAATTAATGTAACTGCTAATGTGATTGGGATTAAAGAAGCAACAGAAAAAGTAGAGAAGTACTTAAAACTATTGAAAGAAGCTGAAGCATTAGCAAATGAATTAGCAGCAATAGAATTTTCAGTTGTAATTAACAATGTAAAGGAGAATGAAAAATGAGTATTCAATCAGTACATGCTGGACATGGTGGCCGAAAAAATGGAAGCTCTTGGACAGATCCGGGAGCGATTGGATGTGGTTATAAAGAAGCAGATGTCGTTCGCACGATCACAGCTATGATGGTAAAGAAAACAGGCGTTAAAGATGTCACTGACAATACAGGAACAACTGCAAATGCGATCGTAAATAATGTTGCGAATAATATTAATAAGTGTGCGGATGGTTGGCATATCTCTAATCATTTGAATGCCTTTAATGGATCAGCAACAGGAGTAGAAGTATTGTACCGGTCGCTAGATAGTAAACCTACTGCAGCAAAATTATCAGCTGCAATTGCTAAAGCTTTAGGTTTGGTT